ATATCAAACGGCTCTAATTCTTTTGGCATCAGATCACCTCAATATCAGCGGTGCTTATGACCAATCGCTCGTTAAAATTCAGATAGATAGATTTTTCAGCAGGTATATCAGAACCTTGGCCAAGCTCTATCTTTTCAATAGAAAAGCCACCAATCTCGTTTAGCGGACTGTATAAATCTGAATTAATAATGTTACCGCCCACACTTGTATTTTCTGGCAAGTAGTCGACCAGCGCATTTTTAATAAGCGTTTCTGTGCTAAATGAATAACCACTTAACGGCGTGATAAAAACCCTGATCTTAATACTTGCGTCAATTGGTCGGCTAAATTTAATGAGCTGCTCACCGCCTACTTCATCAACAATGATATGGCTTTCAATACCTGCCACGCCTGTGCCACCTGTTTTACTTGTCCAGATAGTTTCTGCAAATCTCGGCCACGCTACCGCCTGCTATAACTACGTGTATGCTGTTTGGTGGTAATCCGCGACTATCTTGATACTGTGTTGCGTTTTCTAAAACGGCAACATCAATAACGCCTGTTAAGTCTGCGAGCTTTGCCCACAGTGCTTCAGTCATATTACGACTGCCTTTTGATACGCTACTACTTCTGCGAGTGCGCAAATTTTGATCGCTTTCTCTGACCTTGCCAAGCGTCATAGCAGTGGCATTGGTCACACTGTCCCAGCCAAACAGTGGCGATTTGATAGACGTTAAGGTGCTGGCATCTGCACTGATTGCACCCATAGAATCAGGCATAGCGGTAACAATCACCGTACCTGTAGCGTCAATTCGAGCGTCAGCAGTCGTATAAACTGTGACCGTACCGTTTGCATTACTGATAATGCTACCTTGTGGTACTAGCGTTGATGCCGTGCCAGTCAGTGTTAAATTTACTGTGCTATAAGCGCCCTGACTACGCTCAATGCCGTTGATTTTAACGAGGCGCGATAAGCTGTTACCAAACGCTAAGTCAGGGTCAAACGATAGCCAAACCAATTCTGCTAGCTCATCTAAATCCGCAGTAGATTCAGCAAATAAACTGACATGCTGACCGTCCATCGTGTCGCTAGATAAATCAATATCTTGTCCAAATATCGACCTAGCATCACCTTGTATTTCTGCGAGCCTATCAATCAATCTTGTTCGCTCAAATCCGGTATCAGTTAGTTGTGTCATCTGCGAGTAGCTCCAATACGTTTAGTGATTGAGTAAAATCCGTACGACCAAATTCGGTTGTTAATGTTGCGAGTATAAAAGCTCGTCTATCATCTAAATCAATGCTTAGCGAGTTGATAGACTTAACGCCATCAATGCCTAGCAATGTCTTTTTAACAAGCTCAGTGAGTGCCTGTGTGTTTGTACGCTGTGCCAGTACATCGCCCCATGCCACCCCATCGCGTCCATCCAAAAACCACTCGCCTTTTAACTGCATGAGTGTCGTTTTACATTTCTGCAAGCATTCATCAAGGCCGATTATAATGTCAGCTTGAGAATTGCCAAAGCTGTAATCGTTATTTATTAGCTGTCTGACTGACATGGTTTTTCCTTTTGGCAATAAAAAACCCACCGATTGATTGGTGGGTTTTATCAATAAAATTTTACTTAATTATTGTGGCATACCTGCTGCTGCACAATCTTCTTTTTCTATAGCTTTCCACTCGGCATACTTGGCTTCATCTTTAGCTTGCAAGTAAGAAGCGCTTACGACTCCTGCATATACGCAAACATCTACAGCACTACCTTGCTTTTTGGTTATCTCATATTGATCGACTACATCATCAGTCACCTTGTCATGTATTTTATCCATTTGCATATAGTTATTGCAATACACAACCAAACAATGTATTATTTATAACCACTACTAACCAACAAAGGATTAACAATGCCAAAACATATACCTGTCACCTATAGAATACCTGCTAGTGTTAAAGAGCAGCTAGACCAGTCAGCAGCAGATAACAACCGTTCTGCTAATGCAGAGTTAATCCATCGTCTTAGCGAATCATTAAACAATACCGACCATGTGACTGATAGCGATATTCACAGCAAACTTGATAAGATTTATATAGCTATTTTAGAGCAGCGCAAATAATTAACGACCAGTACCAGTGCTGCTACCGCCTGACTCAACGCCACCGTGAACATGAGCATTAGTATCAAATTGATCGGTTATTAGGTTAGGCGCGTGAATTGGCACGCTACTGGTTAGTTTATCACTGGTCAGTTTAAGCGTAGCACCACCTGCGCCAAGCTCTACGCTATTATCATCTATACGCACATGATTGCCGTTACCGCCTAGCTCAGTGCCGCCAGTCCAAACTGGATTCTTATTTGCTAGACTGCGAACGCCTACGATAGCAAACGCATCTGATAAATCATGCTGTCGATAGTCATCTGGTGGTGTGGGCTCACCGTTACCAAACCAACCATCAATGCAGCGCTCAGCAAACATCAGCAAGCACTCGTCACCTGCTACGACAGGGAAGGTTAGCTCATAGCCGCCGCCCATAGGGAATACAACTGGCACATCGACACATGGCGGTAAGTTTGTAGCGCCCTCAAGTCCCACACCTTCGCTAAATATGCGCTGTACGGTTGGCTGTGCTGTCACTGTGCGCGTGTCAGGGTCAAAGCTAATAATGATAGCTGGCAATGCTGTATGAACATCCATGAGCTTGCTTTCAATCTGCGCCTGCATGTCGCTATAACCATCGCCTGATACTTCGCGCGCTTTATCGTTAATTGTCGTCATACTCGTAAACCTTCTAATTCGCTAACCCATTCGCTTGAGTGAGTGTCACCTTTATGCCTAATAGATTCGATACGCACACCGCCTTGATATATCTCACTATCAATTTTTGCCACACCGCCGATCAGATATGCCGGATTAAGTAAGGCTTTAACCTTTACACCGTCTGTTGTCGGCTCTGGACTGCCAAGCATACCTGTTGATTGATTAATCAGCCATACCGCATTAGGCCGAACGTTATCAGCTTTTAGCAATAGCATTTGACCATCTTGAATTGACCACTGCGCCCTATCTTGCTTAGTTTGCTGTGTTAATACGTCACTTGCACGACCTGACAGCACACGCCCACGGCTATAAACTGTTTCTAAGTTGTCTTTATGAGCATTAGGCACACCAAACATTGACGACTGACACTCAGCGACCACTTGATTGGCCGTGCAGCCTTTTGTCAGCGTCTTATTTATAAAGCCACGCAATATCTCTCTGTCACCGTCACCACTCTCTATCGTGATAATACGGTCAGTGCCTTGTATTCTTGGTGTCGCTGTTCTTATTTGACCGCTGAATATAAGACGCTCAGCACCCTCATACCCTGCCATTAGTTGAATATCTGACCACTCTTTTAATAGCAGTCCTTGATGTTCAGGATTAAGATTGTAGATTTCAATTTTCGCAGTGTTAGGGTTTTCATCGCTGCTCTTTTTAATATCAAATGTCATACGCAAATCTGTTATCTTGATACCATTGCCGTCCTTGCCTACAATTAAGTAGCAGACGCGCCCAAACTGAGTAATATCATTCATTCATCACTCCATATCAGCCAGTAGTCTGCTAGGGTCATTCTGTGATTGTATAGCTCATAGCGTGACTCCTGATTTTTGGGCTAGATATTCACGGCTTTCGCTTATATTGTTAAGTCGTTTGCTTACAATAATACCGCCATGAAATTTAGTTTTTGGCCCTTTCACAATCGTACCTGTAGTAAAGCTCCCCAAATCCGGAACACCAAAAATACGCAAATCATTAACTGTATTTTCAGTGACCAAAGTGGCGTCACTGCTAACCACACCGTTTTTCGTTACTGCTGACCACTCATTACCATTCGCCGTACTTTGTCTAAACTCAAATATAGTTGGTTCATTCGCAGCTGTTGCGTTATCAAGCAAGGAAGTGCTGCTGCTGCCATCTGTCGGATTAACGTGACGATACCTATATGTTGAGCTTTGGGAAGCGCGTCTGTCAACAAAAACGTCAAGGCCACTTGCAGTACCGCTATAAAGAGATGTACCAAACAACACCGAAAAATCGTCAGCTGTCCAATCCCCAGAAAACATCATCTGTATTGTTGCTCCGGTTCCATCAGTCATAAAGGACATATTTGTTTTTGACCCGCTTACTAGCATGGAGTCGTCTACACCATCACCCTCTAACCAATGCAGAAACCCATCTGTTTGATACGTTGGTCTACTTGCACTCACTGTCTGAATAGCGTGATTGCCATTACCCGACAAGTCCATCATAGCCCCTACTGGGTCACCACTCGCCGTGACTGGGA